CATCATCTCCGCCTCGACCTTGGTCGTACTTGACGGGGGGCTGTAGAAGCTGCCCTGTGCGGTGACCTCCCGATCCCCGATGATCATCTTGGTGTTGTTGTCTACCCAGCCAAATTGAGTTCTCATGATTTCTGCCTTGTTGGTTACCTGTATGTTTTTGACGCACGTAGTGATGTACGTGTAGATGAGTTTGAACTGATCACTGAAGCTGACCAACCCGTGCATAGCCAGTGCAGGGCGCAACTCTCTTTCAGCTACCACCGTTGTCATAGGGAGGGTGAATTCACGCACCCCATCTTTTGGCAGGTGCAGCCGGAACAAAACCACCTCTCCCTGAACCGGGTCGGACATGCGCTTGACTACGTGAAGCTCATGCTCATACACAAGTACCGGATCGTCTTCTGTGGTGGGCGGTAGTCGATAGATGCCGCCGTGCTTGCCCCGAAAGTAGGGCGTCGGCAAAGCAGGGAGCTTGGGGGTGGCTACTGCGGTATCACTGCCGTCACCATCGTCATCCGGTTCCTCCGCCTTGGCGATGTCCATACCAAGCATGATGGGCGACTTGAACCTACCCTTGTTGGGGCACCCGTCACACCCCCCGGGGTTCTGGGTTTCAAAGGTTGTGCACAGGTGTGGGCCACCTATGTCTGCAGCCTTAATCTCTGTCTCACCTTCTGTGTACTGCGGGTGGTCGCTTGAGATCTTGTGGATCGCTTTCTCCCTGTCCACGCAGTGCGTGGCAATAGAGAGTGCCGACCGCCAAAGGTTGTAGCTGATGTCCTTCTGGTTCTGATAGCAATACAGTAGTTGCTGACAGCCACTACCCCCCGCCGACTTGAGCATGATGGTGCTGAACCGCTTGATCCGGTTCTCCATCAGAGCCTCCTGAAGGGGGCTCATGCCTCTGGGCAAATGGCTGGTGTCTTGTGGGATCTCTGCGTCTGGGGCACCGATGAGTGCTTTCCAGACTTCGTAGTCGGTAACGTCATGCTCCCCACTGATCACCGCCACAGGGCTGGGGGGAGAGTTCTTGAAGTTGAATGTGCCGGGGACGCGCAGGACTCTGGATGCTTCAAATACTGAAGTATCTACAATCAGCCCTTTCTCGATGGCCAGCGCACGGAATCTCTTAGACAGCGCCTCCCACTGTGGGCGACGAACCACCTCAGTGAGAATCCAATAGAAGTGCAGGCCATTGCCTGAGTCAACAATGATCGGGCGAGGGAGCTTCTGGGACTTGCAGAACTCCATCACGGCTTTCAGGCCGGTCTCTTGATCGATGTACCCCTCGATCTTGCCCTTGTCGTTTGGCTTAGCCTTTGCTTCGCCGCAGTCTATGTCCATCCACAGTGCGTGGAAGTACTCGGCGTTTCCATGCTCACGGTTGTTGGCGTCACCGAACTTGGCGCAGCCAAAGTAAGCATCGAAGTTGTTATCTACAAGCTTGCTGACCTCAGCGTCTAACTGTTCCCGGGTATCAAAGAACTTCTGGACTATGTACCGACCTTTCCCAAACATGCAGTACCGACCCTCTTTGGGCAGCACTGTGTCGAGCAAGTCGAAGTTCGTCATATTTTTGGAGTGAATAGGGCACCACGGAGCCGAAGCTCCGTAGTACACATGGGTTACTTGCGTAGGTCGGTTAGGTAAGCTTTGACGACCAAGTCCATCCGTTTACTGGGCTTACTTGCGCCAGTGAACCAGTTGTAGATCGTCATGCGAGAGACACCTAAGTCCTCTGCAACAGTACGGACGGAGAGTCCGATCCTGATGCATTCCCTACCCAGCGCCACACCTATCGACTCCAGCTCAGCGGAGCGATTAAGCTCCGCCATACGCTGGCTGTACCCATAGGTCATGGTCAGTCGTCCTTACTCCAGGCGGAGACCACGTCGGCAAGTGCCTTCTTGCTCTTGGCTGCAGGGGTTTCTGCGTCTGCGTCTACAGACTTCTTGCTCGGGCGCTTGCTGGGCGGCTCATCCTCGATGTCTTCAATATCAGTCACTGCGGCTGTAGTGATCGCAGGCTTGAACATCGGAGGGGGCAGCTTGGTAACACCATCGACCTGGGAAGGTGTCATGGCGATCAGAGCCTTGGTTGCGGGCAGGTTAGCCACGCGCTGAGCCACGTCATACTGCTGGCGGTTGATGTAGCCAACAGGAGCGAACATAACCGACTGGTTGTCGTTGTTCTCGTTGAAGCTAATGCGGGTCACAACGTGATCCACGTTCTTGCCGTTGTTGCCCAGGTATTTGGTGTAGTTCTCGAACGTGTACGCATTGCCATCGTTGTCACCAAAGAGGGACTTGGATGCCAGCTTGATCTGGTACACCTCTCCTTCCAGAGAAGTACCAAAGTCGTCCTTCAACAGCACGGCGATGAAACGGTTGTAACGGCAGGCTTTTGATTGGCCTTGCCCAGAACCTTTGATGTTCTGGGGGCAATCGTCACAGCGGCTGGCTTGCACATTCGCAGACTTGGCATCGGGGATGCGGCCATCATTCGAGAAGCAGTCCGGTGCGGTCGGCTCGGCATCGGGGTTCCACGCAGTAGCGTAGAAGATCCGACCAACGTGCGGCGCGGCGTTGACGATAACGACATCGATGTCGCCCTTGAGCTTGCCCATCGCTTCACCACCAACCATCTTCGTCCAGATGCCGTTCTTGGGCACCAGACGCTTGTTACGGGGGCGACCGACCAAGGACTTGGTCAGTTCACTCAAGCCAGCGTTTTGGAGGAAATCGGGGACTTCTTGATTAAAGAGTTGAATGTTGCTCATTTGATTTACTTTGCACGTCTAACAACCACGGTGTATTCCTTGTCCTGATTCAGACCCTCAGGCAAGACCTCTGGATTCTCTTCAAGAAACTGCTTCATGTTGGATTGATGAAGTCGCTTCTCGAGCAGGCCGAATGCTTGCCTCTCATGGATGAGGCGGTACATTGAATCCCAGTCGTTTGTCCAGTACCGTGTTTTGACTGAACGAATGACTGTGCCTGCTTTGGTTCTGATACTGTCGGCGTTGATCTGCTTGCACACGTCAAGCAGGTGTGCTTCAAGCTCCCGCATCTGCTCAGCCAGGGTTTCATCCTGGGCTTCAAAGACGCGCTTCGCTTCAGCACGGGCATCTCGGATCGAGATGTACGCCTCGGCCACCTTATCGACGGCTAGAGGAAGGGGTGCTGCGACCCCTTGGTCTTCTTCCTGCATTTGTTAGCTCCTACTTGTTTTGCGTGGGTGGGCCCACGTCTTCGACTGTACAGCGTGTCTTGACTTTGTCAAGTGTTTTCGTTCATCTCTTGGCGATAAAGTTCAACGATCTTGTCGTGGTTGGCGATGTTGCCCCGCAGCATGGCGTACAGCCCGCGCTCCACAGGACTGCCCTGGATGTGCACCACAGTCATCGCGTTGCGCTGGCCTGGGCGGTTGATGCGGGCGTTGGCTTGGAGGTAGGTCTCCACACTGGTCACGGGAGCGTACCAGACGATGGTGTCGGCGGCAGTTAGGGTAAGCCCGTGGGACGCAGCTTGCGGCTGGATGATGAGGACCCGTGGGTTCTCCTTGGTCTGGAAGTCGGTGACGATCTGGCTGCGCTTGACAACAGGGACGCTGCCGTCGATGACCTCACTCACAATGTGAGCTTTGGTCAGGTACTCCTTGACCTTGAGGATGGTGTGCGTAAACGGCACAAAGATCAGCACCTTGTGGCTGGCCTCCTCAATGACCTCCTTGATAGCGTTCAACCTGTTGCGGGCATCAAAGTCCACTACCTCCCGTGTATCTGTGTATACAGAACCACAAGCTATTTGTAGAAGTTTGTTGAGTTTCACCGCTGCATTGACCGCTGAGATCTCTTCCCCTGCCGCCTCGACCAACATCTCGTTCTTGAGTTCCTTGTAGAACTTAAGCTGCTGCACAGTCATCGGGGCCTCTCGGTCTATGTACGTGACCTCGGGCAAGTCCAGGCACTGCGCCTTCTCAAACCGTATGGCAGGTTGGAGTACGTTGTGGACAATTTCATCGGATTTCGGCTTAGGCACCCATCGGTACTGGGTAACCGGGTACATCACCATGTCTCTGAACTGCCCAAAGAACGGGGGTGTACCAGCAGGGTTCACAAGCTTAGCTAGCCCGTAGGCATCAACTGGCGACTGGGCAGCAGGTGTGCCGGTCAGCATCCACAACCCTTTGATGCGCTGCATCAAATACCGCATGACTTTCCACCGTGTGGTGGCTGCGTTCTTGTACGCCGACGCCTCATCGACCACGATGAGGTCGAATCCACCTCTGGCGATCTCCTCTCGGACAATCTCGACGCCATCAAAGTTGATGACAACGTACTCGGCTACGCCTGAGACTATCTTTTTACGCTTAAGTGCTGAACCGTAAGCTACATCTACCGTACGATGAATGGCGAATTTGAAGAGGTCTTGTTGCCATGCCGAGTGCATGATGGACAGGGGGCACACAATAAGAACCCGCTTGATGGCCCCCACGTTCATGAGGTAGTCGGTCGCCCATATCACCGACGCAGTCTTGCCTGTGCCCTGCTCGTTGAAGCAGAAGGCTTTGCTGCGGGTGGCTAGGAATTGTGCGGTTTCTTTCTGGTGTGCGAAGGGTTCGATTCCTGATGGACGGGGCCATTCGTAGCCCTCTAAGTATTGCTCAGTCACGTCATTTCTCTCCTTTGTGGTGGAGGTTGCGGCTGCGGTTCTTCGATGGTGACTCTAGTTTGTAACCGTCTTTGTTGGAGCCACCCTTAGCAAGAGCTTTGACGTGGCTGACATCTCTACCCGTACGATCTACGCCCTTAGCATCAAGCTTGTTGCGTGCGCGTTGGCGTTCCATGCGGTCCTCATGCTCACCTCGTTTGAGTTGCATTTGGTACTCGTGTTTGTACGGGCGGGGGGACTTGGTGTAGGGCATACCTAACTCCGGTTGTGCTCACAACTCTTCACTGGGCAGAACTTGCACAGTGGGCCAGTGACGGGGTTCCACACCCCGCTCTTGAACGCGCTCTTCAGACGGTTCAGGTCAAAGGTGGCGCTGTTCATGTACAACTGCACGTTCTCGGCAACGTGCTTCTTCTGTACGAACTCGTTGCTCACCACGAACAGCAGTGCTGACTTGATCACCTTGATCTTGGGGAATTTGGCAAAC